TTTTTCATATTCTTCGGCTTCTTTTTTATTATCAAAAACTTTTAATATTTCTTGACAAAAAGATTCTGGACCATATTTTTCTATGGCAGATTTTATTAATTTACCAGAACCCATATAACCATCTTTAAAAATTGACCCAAAACCAATATAATCGGTTTTAATTCCACACCCATCAATTGTATGAAAACCAACATATATTTTATCATTTTTTAAATTGGTTATTTTATATATTGCATAGTATTTGTCCATAATATCATCGTCTTTATTATTTAATACATTTTCTATTTCTGTATAATAAACATCTTCATTATCTAATTCAACACAAATTTTAGTATCCCCAACAACACAAGATTTAGAACGCAATCCGGCAACAGATGTTGCAGAAGTCCTAACCTTAGATCCATTTTCTAATTCAATATCCCCTTTATTCCATGTTTTAATTCCTTGTTGCATCCATAATGGCAAATTTTCATACATTAATTGATATCGAGCCAAAGTTTCCCTGGCATTTTCATCTTTATTGGCAACAACAGCCACCGTTTTATTGGATTGAAATAGAGTATACCAAAGAATGTAAGCAGCAGATGTGATGGTATTGTGTGACAAAATATCATTGGTATAATATGTATGATCTTCTGAATCAATAGAAAAATCATACATATTTTCCGTATAACCAAGATTTTCTACTTGAATAACCTTAGAACTTCCTTGTTTGGTTTTTATGAAACAGCCTAAAGAATCCTTGGCATACACTTCATTATTATTGTTATCTATTAAAATGTGAGTGTCAGCACATTTTAATGCCAATCCATTGTCAAGAACAATAGAATACACTTCATATTCTATTGTCTTATGAATTTGTAAAATATCAACCCAACCAGATTCGGTTTCGATCTCCCATTCTTCAGGATCAATGTCGATAGAATCTACAAATTTTCGTTCTATTACATCAGATAATTTAAGCATTGTTGAACAATTAAATCTTTATTTCTTTTATAATCATTTTCATTCACATGCAAAACCTCAAAACCACTTTCTTTTAATATGAGATCTCTATCTAATTCTCGTTGCTGGTTACCGTGTCCAATTTCACCGTGCCAATAAACACCATCAAATTCAATAATCTTATTTTTACTGATATCAATAAAATCTGGTAATACAACTTTATCAGACAATAATAAACGATATTCATTATTTATATTATCTGGACATTTATTTTTGGTGGCATTTAATTCTGCAAAATAGATATTGGATAAATCACTCAATTTTTCAGCAATTTTCCAAAACAATTCTTGTGATATTTTAGAATAATTTGATTTTTTATAATTTGTATGCCATTTATATTGTCTTTCTAACCACCTAAGTTTTCCTTGTTCTTCACCATATTTTTCAATACATTTTTCCAATGAAAAAGTTGTCTGTCTTTTGCTTAGTGCAATTTCGGCATCTTCTTGTGAATATCCACGAGATAAATAATATTCAATTTTTGTAGTATCATTATTATTATCTACACGAGATTTTGCTGCCTTGGCAACCAATTTTTCTATTTTTTCATCAGATTCATAATTAATAAAATTTTTACTAAATGGAGAAAATTTACCATTATGATTATAGCCTGGATTTTTTTCTCCACAAACAGAATCAATCAATTGTTGTGATTTGGTTCTACCATATTTTAATTTATATTCTTCATTTGTTATATTGTGTAATTTGTTGACGTGTCCAGAAATGTCGGGGGATCTTAGACCACAAATTGCGCATTCAACAAAAATGTATGGGTCCGTACCATCAGGATACTTGACTAAACTGGCCCGCAAAGAATACTCATTCTCATATTTTCTTTTGTGGTTTAATCTGCACTCGGAAGAACAAAATTTAGTATTGTGGTGTCCAGAAAATTCTTTGCCACAATAATCACATGTCTTTTTTACAATTGTCATAAAAATCACCTATACTAAGTTCAACTATTTGACCAGTCTTTTTGTTTTTAGTTCTACACTTAACATCACTTGCCAAACACTTACCACTTTGACGCCCCACCATAAAAATTGTCATTCTATTATCATTATATGATTGTAATACTTTCTTTTGATAATCATGTAACTTAAATGGTTGAATACCATGGTCTAATGTTACAATATGACAATAATTTTCTATGAAATAAATATAATCCTCAGAACATTTTTTAATTTCTAAAATTTGTTCGGCAGTATATTCAATAGGAACTCCAACCTTTTTCAGGTTTTCATTCCTCATATAATTAATATCTTTTTTAATTGCCATTTTCTATTGTTTTTGTTTGATTATCTTTAATTAAATTCAACAATTCTTTGGTGGAACCCACAAAAACTGCTTGATTAGCATAGATATCACCCGAAGACGAATGCCTACTGTCTTTTGGTGACAATAATTCAGATTTGCGTTTTTGTATTTCTAACAAATCTTTATTTAGATCAGAAATGTTTTTAATAAAATTAGCCGCCACTTCAAAAGCACGAGGATGTTCTGATTGTGTTGCTATATATAAAATTGAATCAATTGCTCGATGTCCTTTTACAATAAGTTCCCGAATATTTTTACGAGCAAATTCTGAATCTGAATCTAAACTAGATTCTGTGGTTTCTATAAAAATGGAATTAGACGTATCACTAACACAAGAATAATCTATTTCAGTAGTATTTAATTCTTCTTGTAATGGAGATAGATCAAATAATTCTTCAAAATCTTTTTCAAAAGTTTTCATAAAAAATATTATCCATATTCTATAATTGATTCAGAGTATCCATAATCGTCATCTGGTTCTGCATCTTCTGGGTCAGGTTTTACAATAATCATTACATTCTTGGTGGGTGCATCTTTAGAAGATAATACTGTATATTTTGCATTAGTATAATTACCAATAATAATATCATTGGGTTCTAATAATTGAGTTAATTCTCCGGCAACTAATAGACCAGTAGAATTATTGGCATAATATATAATTTTTCCTTTTGTGGTTTTATTAACTACAGTAAACATTTCAGATATAGCAAATGTACCAAATCCATTAGCCACATCAACATAAACTTCTTGGGCTTCTTTGGTTCTATTATCAGTGTAAATATTAATATAGGCACCACCATAACCTCCTTGTCCATCTGGTCCTCCTACATCAGACCACATACCAATTAACCCAGGAGCATTTGATGTTACGGGAGGAAATATGAATCCCTTGGCCGTAAAGCTTAAATCCCAGATAATTAATCGAGTGGTACTTAGATCTCCTTCATAATCTACTTCAGTGGTCACCGAATTCAATAATATAGGCATATTATAAGTTCGATTCATTTCTGGATTGAAATCTACCACTACCGTAAAATCGGGTGAGAAAAATGGTAATATTTGTTCTACTATTTGTGTACCATCTTCAACATTTCTGACATAAATGGAGAGCGTAAAATCAAAATTATAGGGTACAGGTGCATATTGGGTTTTTAATCCTTCTTCGGTAGAATACTGGAAATTATTTAATGTGGTTAATTGTTTTCTACTAGGATCATAAGATATGCCATCTAAATTAAATGACATTCTAGGCAATGTTAGATTTATAGATTTAGTTAAATCCGGATCAGATAATATACGAGTAATATATTTTTCTTTAGGTGCATAAACTAATGGTACATTAGTGGTATGAAATTGTGTTCTGGCTTTATTAAAACGCACCACTTGTAAATCATTAAATACCGTACCAAAGGCCACTACAACTTTACGTAATGTTCTGTGAGTAAAAAAAGCATTCCCTAACATTAGACACTTCCAAACGGATTTTGATCAGTAAAATCTAATATATCATCCGATTCCAGTTGAATGTTTTTGTTATCAACCACATCTTCAAAACTATAATCCATAGATGGCATTTCACTATAGGTATTGGCTATCCAACTAGCACCAGAGGTATTTCCGGTTATTGTACCAGAAGTAAATGTTCCAATTACTTGAATAACATCCAAATATTTACCTACCGTATTAGCCGAATAAACTACCGCAGAAGTATTTCCTTGATGTACAGTCTCATTATTAATAAAACAACCAGAACCAGACGTTAAATAAATTCTGGATCTGGTATAATTATCTCTAATTTGACTATCTATTTCATCTATTCCAGTATATATAATTTCATTTGAAAAAGTAAACTGTTTTAATTTTAGGGCATAAACATAAACATTACCAGATCGACCACGACCCAAAGTATAAAACATAGCCTGATCATTTTCATGTTCAACAAAAGTTATTTCAAAGAAATTTTGAATTAATGGAATATAGATTAAATCTCCTTCTCGTGGTCTAATTAAACTTTTTACTTCCAAATTAAATCGTTTACGAGAAACCAATAATGTCAATTCATCTCTTATTTCTAATCCAAACTTAGAGATAAAGTCTCCTTCTCCATCCATTCCAGTAACATTTTCCAAATACATTTCAACAGTATGGGCCGAACGATATTCTTTTAGTGTATCCTCGCCATAAATCAAATCAATTTCATTGTCAGAACGCACAGACCTTGGTATATAATATACATCCATACCTGTAATTTGTATGCATTCCACCAACAAATCTTCTACTAAATTTTGCTCAGAAGTAATGTATGTTGGATAGGGATTAAAAAATGAGTTGGTTGCCATATTAACCAATAAACATTTCTGCTGGCATTAATGTTAAATTCATGGCATCATTTTCTAAATGTTGAATTTCTTCTTTGGCTTCTTCCATTAAAGTTTGAGCATTTAAAGTAACACCACCAGGCATTTGTATGTTAGAATACTTTGACATATTCATTGCCCACTGATATTTAATTTTAGCAGTGGCATACGATTTCATAAATTTACTATTCCACACATCTGCCATACCCACAATAGTCATTGCAACACCGCTTGCAGTTGTTGATGGAAAATCTATTACCGTTAATTCTGTAGGAGATAATATTTTATTAACTTGTATTGGTTCATCACCAAAATAAACAATATCTCCTTCTAAAATTTCCTGATCAAATATAGTTCCTGTTCCAATAATCGTTTTTGAAGAAGTATCTAGTGCTACAGTACCAGTAAGATTTAATGTATCCGGATTTAATTTTCGATAACATTCAATGACAACATATTCACCAACACTAACATCTCGTGCCCAATCTATATCTAGATATAATTTATTCAAATTTGAATTAAATCTAAATTGCGGGGTACCAGAAAATAATAAATTAAGGGTTCTTATATGTTGCATAGTTATTTCATATGAAACATAAGAAACAGAAGTGAAATCATAAAGATCATGAAGTCTTAATTGATATCTAAGATCAAACATATTAACCGAAGAATTAGAATCATCAAAAGGAAATACCCCAGTCACAAAAGATACAACATCAGGACAATAAATCCATTGTCTATCTATATCCCGTTGTGTAATTTGATGCTTCATATAAATTTTTTCAGTACCTTCATAATGATATAAACCAAAAAATTCTAATGCATCATCTATTCTATCATTTAATTGATCAGTAGAAACATTAACTTGTATTACAGGATGTCCCAATCTTCTTAAACAATAATCAATAAATTGTTGTCGAGTGGTTATTTTTCTATTAGCCATGCGTGATAATCGTAAATTTGTTTATTTGTATTTATAAAAATTTTATTAAAATTGTTTATCAAATTCCTAGAATCAGACCATTTTGCATGACCAATCCAAGAAGACAAAAATTTATTTAAAGTATCATTATCATTATTTTTTAGTGATGTTTTAATTTTTCTTTTAGCGTTAATAACAGAACCTTTTCTTAATAATTTATGGGTTTTCCAAATTCTAAATCCTAAAAAATTAATTCCATGTCCTATTGAATTTACAAACCATTTACTAATTTTCATGTTTAATTTTAATTGAATAAACTCTTGAATTTTAAAAAAAATATTTCTTAATTCGTTTGGGTCATTTCCTAGAATAACCACATCATCCATATATCTTACCCAATATTTACATTTTAATTCATGGTGGATATAATTATCTAAAATACCACCAATTAAATTTGCTGATATTTGTGATGTTAAACTTCCAATTGGAATTCCAATACCGTCTGGTGGAATAATTTCAGCAATTAATTTTAATGTATTTTGACATTTAATTTTTCTTGTATAAAGATCATTAATTATATTGTTTGGTATAGATGCAAAGAAATTTTTAATATCTAATTTTAAAAAATGTGAACAATTAGTTTTTCTCAATAAAGATTGAATATGTTTCACGCCAGCATGTAATCCTAGATTTTTTCTACATGCAAATGTATAAGGCAATAAAGTTTTATCCATCATTGGTTCAATAATATTACATAGTGCATGTTGAACTAGACGATCTTTAAAAGATAATGCAGAAATTAATCTTTGTTTTGGTTCATAAATGGTAAAATGTTTATATGGACCAATTTTATAAGTTCCATTTAAAAGGTCTTCTCGAATTAATAATAAATTTAATTCGGAATATTCTTTAAATTCAAGATAACCATAAGATGATAATTTATTTTTAGAAGTCTTTTTATATGCTTCACGAAGATTTTCTATTGAAGCAATTTTTTCTATTAAATTTGAAACTTTTTTTGGCATGATATAAAAATGCTGGAATCGCCGTTCAATTTCTTTACTAAGCGTTTACCAGACCCCGTAATGTATTTCCCGAAGGAGGTTGAAATGTCTGACCACATTTAGTGTTCTTCTGATAAAGTTGATACTATTATCAAGAAATTTATTATTATTTTTTAGTGTCACAGGCGAAACGCGACCCGATGTTGTTGTTGGAGTTGGACGCTGCGTTGTTCCAGTTAGAACACCGGGAACCGGAGTTAGAACTGTTGTTCCAGTTGCCGCCAAATAGAGAGGCGTTTCTTTCACACTTCAACCTTTTTGTAGAGTTCTCTTAATCCAAGAACCCAACAATTTACCGACAATAGCAATCAAAACCATCGCGGTATCTTGCTGATGTAAAGACATATGTTTTATAAAAACGATTCTTCTTAAAAACATACGTAATTCCGATAAGCTCGTGTCTGCTTGATAAAGTTTTGATTGCTGTGTCGATTTTGCTGCGGAATAAATTAATCCAGGAAATTTATGTAAATGCTCAATTACAATAGTACGTAAAACATTATGTTTATTTGGAATTGATTGAAAAATAGGATAAAGATAATTCATTACTCGTTCGTATTTTTCAACAATTAACATTTGATCATATGTTAAACCAAAATCATTTACAACTTCCAAGATTATTACTCCTATAAAATATTTAAAATTATTTATTAAAAATATTTAGTAAAGTTTATTGGACTCGCTTTCGCTCGTCCTAGTCAAGAATCAAGTGGTCACAGGCGAAACGCGACCCGACGTAGGTGTAGGAGGAGGACGCTGCGGAGTACCAGGAAGAACACCGG